TCCAAGGACTGTTGTTCGATATTTGAAAAGGAAGATTTCTCCAAGTCACCGACCATATGAGGTGGTATCCGATAGAGTCTTGCAATTTCATTGATTTGAAACTTACGTGTCTCTAAGAACTGGGCTTCATTGGGTGGAATCCCAATAGTCTTATAGCTCATGCCTTCTTCAAGGACAGCAACCTTATGGCTATTGTTTGTGCCTTGATAGACTTGATTCCACGAATCTCTAACCTTACTGGGGTCTTTGAGAATACCGGGATGTTCCAAAACACCTCCGGGATTCGCACCGTTCGCAAAGAATGATGCACCATACTCTTCAGTCGCCAAGGTCATACCAACGGCATTTTTTGCCATAGCAATCGGTGAATAACCAATTAGACCATCAAAGCCAAGGCCAGGTACATGAAGAACTTCACTCTTCTTAAGAATGATATTGCCCTTGTCCTTAAAGTTTGGGTTATCCTCTTCACTCCGTTGATATACATAATAGAGTTCACCCTTATCATCTCTCTTGACGGACACCCTGTCTGGTAGCAAAGGATACAAGGCTAAGACTTGTCCTCTTCCATCACGAATAATCTGGGCATAAGCATTGCCCCAAATCAAGAGGTGAGTCATGAGTGTCTCACGAAAGACAAAGGAAGTCATGTCTGGATTTGGTTCATCATGAAGTAAGTAATAAAGCTGATGATTAACATCTTGTTCCTTGCCTTCATCCGTATACTTGTAAACATGAATGGGGAGACTGGCAATCGCCTCAGCTAAAATTCGCACACAGGCATAGACTGCCGTGGTTTGAAGAGCCGTCATTTCATTGACGTTCTTCCCTGATGTGGTTCGTCCAAAGAGGTATGAAAAATCCGACCCCTCATACGAGTTGGTCGGTTTGTCTCTTGCCCTCTTTAAGCCTATCAATTCTAAAATTCCCATAGAACCTCCTTCTAAAAACTCAAAATTCCTCGTTGGTCGTAAATGCTGCCGTCATCACCTTTGTGACGGATACAACGGTCTAATCCCATAATCAATGCCACAATGCCATCAATCTTATCGACCGATTTTTCTTTGTCTGGCTTGATATTGCCAGCTGGGTCTTGTCGCATAACCACGTTTTGAGCCATCCATTTTAAAACTGGATGTCCACCGTGTGTGACTCTGCCCTCCATCATGAGTTTGTAGAGTTCCTTAGATGGTGGTGACATATCCTTATACCCTTGACCAAATGGCACAACAGTTAACCCCATGTCTTCCAAGTTCTGAACCATCTGTGTCGCATTCCAACGGTCGTAGGCTATTTCTTTGATGTTGAACTTAGTCGATAAATCCTCGATAAAACGCTCAATAAAGCCATAATGCACCACATTACCTTCGGTTGTTTTGAGATAACCTTGACGTTCCCAAACATCATAAAGAACATGGTCACGCCTACACCTCAAAGGTAGCGTTTCTTCTGGCAACCAAAAGTAGGGTAGCACAATGTAGGATTCCTCTTCCGTCCGTGGTGGGAATACTAAAACGAAGGCTGTGATATCAGATGTACTGGATAAGTCAAGTCCTGCGTAGCACTCTCTTCCTAAAAGACTGGTTTCGTTAATTGGAAGATTACCTTTGTCATAGACATGTTCTGCAATCCACGTTACGGTTGAACTGGTCCACATATTTAGTCGAAGCTGCTTAAAGACATTTTCTTCAGCTGGATTATCGATGGCATTTCGATAGGCTTCACGCACTCGGTCAATCTGTATGGTGTGACCCAGTGAGGGATTTGCCTTATACCAATTTTCTTCATCCTGCCAATCCTCATCGTTAGCTAGGCCATAAACGACTGGATAGAAAGTTTCATCTTTCTTTCGTCCAGATAAGATGTCTAGTGCCTTTGTATGAAGTTCATAACAGATAGAGTTTTTGTCAGTTCCTGCGGTAGTGATGATAAAGAATAGAGGTTGTTCACGCGCATCACCAGAACCTTTGGTAAGAACATCATAGAGATGGCGGTTGGGTTGAGCATGGATTTCATCAAAGACAAGTCCTGATACATTAAGTCCATGCTTTGTCCCAGTCTCCGCAGATAGCACTTGGTAAAAACCTGCATTGTTGTAATTGACAATGCGTTTAGTTGCACCCATGATTTTGGAGCGTTTGTTTAGTGGGTTTGACATTCCAACCATTTGTTTGGCAACATCAAATACAATGGAGGCTTGGTTTCTATCACAGGCTGCACCGTAAACTTCAGCACTGGCTTCACCATCCGCATAAAGAAGATAAAGGGCAATCGCAGCTGCGAGTTCACTCTTACCATTTTTCTTTGGAATCTCTACATAAGCGGAGAGAAACTGTCTGTTTCCATCCTCTTTCACAATTCCAAATAAGTCACGAATAATCTGTTCCTGCCATGGTAAAAGTAAAAAGTGCTTACCTGCCCATTTCCCTTTTGTGTGTTTCAGATTTTGGATAAAGGCTACCGCCCTGTCTGCCTTCCTCTCATCATAGTGTGAGGTTGGCAACATAAAAGGACTTGGTTGATAGTGATAAGACATTCTATACCTCCGAGAGTAGTCGTTCCATTTCATCTTGTTCTCCATCACTACTATCAGCCTGTATTCGACTTCTTGCAGAAGGGGTTAGACCAAACTGCTCGGAGAACTTGAGCATGATTTTCATATTGGTTTGAGCAATGGAAACTTGTGGAACCTGCTGGAGGTAGCCGTTCGGTGTTTTGATAATAGAGCCATGTTTCGTTAGGAACTCTTCTGCCTCTTTCCATCTAGCATAGGCTTGGCAGTATCCTGCAAAAGCCGTCATATCCATATCTGTCAAAAGACCCATGGACTCGAGCACCTTGCTCATGCGTTTCCATTCTTTCTTGGCATCCTCTTCTAACCACGATGGGCATCGAGGAGCTTTCTTAGTTGGTTTAGGTTCTTTATGGTTGAGAGGGCGCTTACCTGGGTTACCTTCAAGAACTTTTAAACCAGTTGGTTTTGGTTTACGTCCACGCTGTGCCAGGTCGCTCACCTCCTATCTTCCATTTTTCTGACACGCAAAAAGGCCTCTTGCGAGACCCTATCGGTTTATTGTATTTGATCAAAAGCCCATTTTACTACATGCCCCAAATCTTGAAATGTTTCTTCAGCTTCAATGATTCTGTCAAACTTTCTTTCAAAGTTATCAAAGTCTTCTAGGCTATCTATGGTTTCATAGATATGAAGTCCAACCCCTTTGTTCTCCTCTTCTTTTGTTGTGAACATATTACCTCTAAAGGAGTTTAATAGCCAGTTATACGCACTATTATCAATTATAATCTGCTATTATTTCGTTAAAAACTTCCCTATCCAAAGCATTCATTGCATCTAATGAGACCCCACGATGGTAAGCATACACAAGATGACCGTCACGTTTCAAGGTCAAATGAGCAATCCATTCACCATTGATATAACTTGGGTCAGTTGAAGATTCTCTGAGCAAATCGCAGACATAATGTCTCTCACCTCTATCAATGACTACCAACTCCCACATAGCCTTATTCCACCTTTACTATCCTATCAACTCCATAGACGACACTCAGCCCACTACCATTATCCCAATGAACTAAAACTGAAGCTAAGTCGTCATGTCCATAGACAGTACCTAGCGTTCCAATAGGTGGTGGAAATGGATCATCCATTTCAAGTAGTTTAACTCGACAGCCTACAGGGTATAAACATTCAACTCTTTCTTTTGCACCGTTATTCATTGTGAAGCCTCCTTCTTTTTGGTAGCTGTATATTACCATTAGTACCAAACACTATCCAGTAATCATCTAAGATTTAAGCAAGAAAGAATAGCCTTTCCAATCGCATAAACAACGGTAACTGTTACACCATTACCTGCTTGTTTGTAGAGTTGGGCATCAGAGTTTACAGCTTGAGCTTTCTCAAAGAGGTCATCCGTGAAACCTTGAAGTCTAAAACACTCACGAGGTGTTAATCGTCTGATTTTAACCATTCGACCATTCCAGACCACCGCACCCATTTGACCACTGCAAGAGAGGTTATGAGCAATGCACTTACCTACTCTTGCTCGTCTCGTTGGAGATGCTGGATAAGATAAATCAACAGAGTCACCAAGTTCTGCCACTTGATACCCTTGCTTTGTACCATTCCTTACCTTAATTCCTTCTACAACTCCGTGTCGGTCTTGAGAAGTTAAGGTAAACATAGGCTCACCTTTCTCTTTTAATCGACGACCATTTTGACGTTTGTTCACTCGGTCTGGAGTTAAAATAGGCTGTACTTCCATCACACCAGAGTTCATGGCTGTCCTCTTTGTAGAACCTGCTGTGTAACGAGCAGTGATGCACCGTGCTTGGTCTGTTACCTTTGGTTTGGTTGTAGATTGGTCAATCAAGTAAAGCCCTGTCTTTGCCCCAACACCGCCACCAGTGCCAACCAAAGT